GACTCTTAATTCTAAAGAAAAGGCATTCTCTAACTTGAATAAGTGGAGCCGTGCCGATATTTACTTGGTGTCGCCTGTAGGTAAAACTATTCATTTTGAAAATGCTCAAAGTATTGCTGAACTAAACAGCATGCTAACTGAAGCTCTAAAGAACAAAGATGTAATTGGTGTATCGCTCAAGCTGTTGAAAAAGAATGCTCATATTTCATACTACAACTTTGATTCCAAGAAGAAGGTCATCGAGTTTGATCGTTTCACTACAGGTAACAAAGGATTCTTTGGAGGTAAGGACGTCTATATGTACTTTACGTTAGACGGTAAGATTCAGTTCCGTACATTCCCTGAAACATTTCAAGGAGAAATTAAAGGTAAGAATGCTAACCAAGGTAAACTGAGTTATGGTCCAATCCAAACAATTCTCCGTCATCTAAAATTACCACAGCTGATTGACATCAAAAAGCTACGTGCTGGATTACAAAAGAATGATCCTTCTCTGCTTAAGGAGTTTTACACAAACTATACACGTTATGCAAAGGATACCGAAAAGCTTTCATATGACGAGTTTGTCGAAAAGATAGCAGATCAAGGAGTTTCTTGGGCATTTAGTAAATTCCTTGGTTGTGAACTCATTGACATAATTTCAAAAAGCTCGCAAGAAGACGAGTTTATTACTGCGTGTATCAGCTATGCAAGTAGCAGCAGTGATCTTAGCGCACCATTCATTAAAGTAGAATAACATGAAATCATTTAAGGAATACATTGCTGAAGCTTCAGCTGAAGGTAAGAACCTTCACATGACGCATATCGAAGATCAGGTAATTTACGGAGGCGTTAAAGGAGCACGTGAAGCAATCCTTGCGCTACGTAGCCTACGTGATATGCTTGCGGGGAACGCTAAAACTTCAACTGACGTTACGGTAAAATGGGACGGTGCACCTGCAGTATTTGCAGGGATTGATCCATCGGATGGTCAGTTCTTCGTTGCTAAGAAAGGTATCTTCAACAAGAACCCAAAGATCTATAAGAGCGTATCTGACGTTCGCGCCGATACATCTGGAGACCTTGCTGATAAACTATCCATTGCTTTTAACGAATTGCAGAAGCTTGGGATTAAAGGAGTACTTCAAGGCGACATCATGTTTACTCAAAAGGATCTTAGCGTTGAAGACTATGATGGCGAAAAGTACATCACGTTCCAACCTAACACAATCGTTTATGCAGTTCCAGCTGATAGCGATGTTGCAAAGAGTATCAAGAAAGCTAAGATTGGTGTAGTATTCCATACACGATACAGCGGAGCTACTCTTGAAACCATGAAAGCTTCTTATGACTTTGATCAGAGCGAACTTAAAAAGACTCCATCGGTTTGGTTCCAAGACGCAAAGGTTCATGACCTTTCGGGTAAAGCTACCTTTACGGCTGAAGAAACTGCTGAATTAACCGCAAGACTTTCGGTCGCAGGTAAGATATTCCAGAAGATCAACAGCTCAACACTTAAGGAAATTGAAGACAATCCTGACTTTGCACAAAGCCTTGAAACATTCAATAACACGTATGTACGTCGAGGCGAGGTTGTTTCTAACACAAAGGCACATGTTGATAATCTAATCAAATGGGCAACCGATCGTTTCAATAAAGATATTGAGTCCAAGAAGTCAGAGAAAGGTAAGGAAACAGCATCTGCTAAGCGTGATCAATATATGAAGTTCTTTTCGGATGAAAACAAAAAGAACCTTAACTTGGTTTATCAGTTGCAAAACGCGATTATTGATGCAAAGAGACTTATTATAAATAAACTCGATACTCTTAAAAAGTTAAGCACTTTTGTGCGAACATCAAGTGGATTCCGTGTTACAGGCCAAGAAGGTTTTGTTGCAATCGACCATCTATCAGGTGGAGCAGTGAAATTGGTTGACCGTATGGAATTCTCTAAGAATAACTTTTCGGCTGACATAATTAAAGGGTGGGATCGCTAATATGAAACAATCAGATACTACGACTGCAAAGAAAGAACCTAAGAAGATTAGATTGAGAGATCTGATTCCAGTTGACTATACCGATGGCTCATGGCCCGAAGACGAACAAGGTGAGTTGACATACGATTATTGGAAGCGTGCTTCAGGAGTTCTTGATGAAGAAGAGATCGAAGAAAGTGGTTCGTGGATTGATGGTTATATTGACAAGTATACACAAATGGTATACAAGCCTAAAGAAGAAATCTTAACACTAACTTGGAGAAATTACGAAAAATTTCCAAAGGATGTTAAGCTTGATAAAGCTTCATGGGAAATACTAAGTAAATCACAAAATCGTCCACGTGCCTTTAATCAGTTGTGGATGAGCGGAAAGATTAAGGCTATGAAAGAAGAAACCTCTCTCGATGAAGCATATGATACTGAACTCTCTAAGTATCAACTAAATGGAGAGCTTAATCGCGTTAACGGTCGTATTAAGTTTTTACAATCAGCACATCGTGGTTCCGCTTTACCCGCTGATGTTGCATCTGAACTAAAGAAGCTTCAAGACCTGCGTGATAGTATTCTCGCAATGCTTAAGGAAGAAGATATCCTCGACGACGTTGATGCAGACACCATAACTGAAGCTCTAAACATGCTGCAACGTATGAAGCGTCGTGCTATCATGCGTAGAAACAAATCTAAGATTCTCGCAGGTCGACGTCGCGCTCAACGCCGTCGTGCATCTACATCTGTTCTTCAACAGCGCGCTATGCGTGCAGCTCGTGCAGCACTTGCTCGTCGACTATTACGTAAAAACAAAGGTGAAGCCAGTTACGGAGAAAAAGTTCGTGTTGAAAAAATGCTCGCTTCTCGCCGCGGTGCAATTAAAAACATTGCTCGCCGCCTTCTTTCAAAAGTTCGCCAAAAGGAACGTATGCGTTTCCAAAAGCACGCCACTCCGCCAAAACCAATTCAATCCGTAAAGCCAAATAAGTAATGGGACTCAAATCATTCCGTACATATACTGAGGAATCAACTAAGGAATTAGTTGCCACCTTTGGTCGCTTTAATCCTCCGACAATTGGACATGAAAAATTGATCAATGCCGTCGCAAAAGAGGGTAAGGGTAAAACGTATCGTGTCTATGCTTCGCAAAGCGAAGATTCAAAAAAGAACCCGCTATCCTATGATGATAAGATCAAATTTATGCGCAAGATGTTTCCTCAATATGGTCGTAATATCATATTGGATCGTAGCATCAAAAACGTGTTTAATGTCGCAGCGGCAGCACACGACGACGGCTTTACGAAATTCACATTAGTCGTTGGCAGTGATCGTGTTCCTGAATTTAAGACTTTACTTGCAAAGTACGATGGCGTAAAAGGTACACATGGTTACTACAAGTTTCGTGATGGTATTCAAGTAGTATCGGCAGGTGAACGTGATCCAGATGCAGATGACGTTAGTGGAATGAGCGCGTCAAAGATGCGTGCCGCTGCAGCCGATAATGATCTTGATACTTTCGCAAAAGGATTGCCTAAAACATTTGGAGAAGTCAAGGAATTGTTCAATGCAGTGCGAAAGGGAATGGGACTAAAAGAAAGTCACAACTTCCGTAAGCACGTACAATTTCAACCTCTAAACGATATACGTGAACGCTATATCGCTGGAGAAATTTTCAATGTTGGAGATCAAGTTTATGCTGAATCTGAGAGTGGAATGATCTTAACCGTTGAATCACGAGGACCAAACAATGTCACGTGTAAACTACCAAATGGAGAAACTAAACGTTTCTTCTTATCTGATCTTCATATAGTTGAAGGATCTTCTTACTATACCGGTTTGTCTAAATCAACCGCAGACAAACGCGAAAAGCATTTTGAAAAGAATGCTAAGAAAGACGATAACAATGACAGTGCATATGAGCCTGCACCAGGCGATAAGACTGCTGTCACTAAGCCTTCAAAATACACCAAGGAGTATCAAAAAAGATTTGATGAAGAGGCTAGCCCAGCGTCTAAATCACTACGTAAAAAGTCTGAAGAATCTGGTATTGACTATGGTATACTTAAAGACGTTTATGATCGTGGACACGCTGCATGGCGAACAGGTCATCGTCCTGGAACAACTCCTGAACAATGGGGATTGGCTAGAGTAAATAGTTTTATAGTTGGCGGCACTACACAAAAGACCACAGACGCCGACTTGTGGAAAAAACATAAATCAAATAAATAATCATATGAAGAAACTTTCGGATATTCTGCTTGAGGCTGAAACGCTAGAGCATGTAAAGACAATCGCAGAAGATGCTGCAACTGACAATAGCAACACAATCATTCCTCCAGTAACGTTGGTCACAGCAGACCGAGTCGGCGCTGCTTTGCAGAAGTTAGATCAAATCGGCGAAATGGTTGATGATCTATATAATACGTTTTCTCATCTTGAGGAAATTGATGCAGAAGCTGATGCTGCTCTAACAGGTGCATATAATTCTATCGATGATCTATATGCAAAGATTGACGATAAGTATGACATCATCCCAGTTGATCTTGATGAATATGACATCGAAGAAGAACTTGAACTCTTTGCTGATGTTGAAACTATCGTTGAAAAGCTTTCGCCTGATGCTCCTGCGTCTGAATGGATCGATGATTTCATTAAGAGCGATGCTCCACAATTCGAAGGTAAGTCCAAGAAGGAACGTATCAAGATGGCTCTAGGCGCATATTACGGTGCACAACAGAACGAAGATCTTGAGCTTGAAGAAAGCTTCCGTCCTGGATATGATATGGTACCTGCTCCAATTGGTAAGGATACCTATCAAGCTGATGGACTACGTAAACTCTGGGGTATCAAAATGCGCGCTGGTAAGTGGGCTGATACCTTTGTAGCCATGTATGCTGACGGTAAGATTGGTATTGTTAATGATCAAGGCGTTAACAAGTACTCAACCGTCGACGCTTTTGAAAAAGGATTTGAAAAGTACCGCAAGAGTGGCAATCTAGACGAAGCGGTGAATAAAGAAAAGGTGCGCGAGAAGCTTGCGTCTCTGAAGAAAGCATATCAAGATATTATTGACAAAAAGCAAGATAAGAATTACACCGATAAATATGATGCTCAAGATCGAATTTACCATGATCGTCGATTGAAAGAAATTCCAACTGAGTTAAAGAAGCTTCGAGCAAAGCTTTTAGGAGAAGATCTTGAGCTTGAAGAAAGTGTTAACCTTCCAAAAATCAAAGAGCTTGTATCACTTGCTCTAATTGATGAAAAAGATGTACCTGCTACAATCGCTGCATTGAAAGCAACTCAATCTGACAAGGCATTGACTCCTGCGCAAACCAAATTGTTAGGTAACCTTGCTGTTATGTTGACCAACGTTATCCTTGGAGATACAAGCGCATTGTCAAGCGTTAAACGCGCTGCTAAGGAATAACTCTATTCCACCTTTCCAGCCATGAAGGATATTTTATGATCCCTTCGGGAACCTTCGGTTAATCTAGTTTCTTCTGGATTAACCGTTTGTTTTATTCAGCCATCCAACAGTTGTCGCAGAATGAATACTTAATTATTATAACATAGTCTGCGAAAATGTAAATAACAAAATTCATAATAAATAGAATTATGGACTTCAACGGTATAAAAGAATTAGTCAAACGAGTACAACACGCTCTAGGATTAGATGCGGATGGACTAGACGGACAAAAGACATGGGCCGGTATTGTCGATAAGATATGTCCGCTTCCAGCTGAAACACCAAAGCCAGTTGAATCTGCTGAACAGGCCGTTGCTCTATCGCCACGCGCTTTAAAGCTAATTCTTGATTATGAAGTTGGCGGCGGTGAAGGTTACTATAATGCCGCTTTAAAGAATCCATGCTATCCAGGCGGTCAAAGCGGAGTTACTATTGGAATCGGTTACGACCTGGGTTATAATACTGCAGCTCAATTTCAAGCGGATTGGGGTTCATTCATAAAGGAGGGTGACTATAATCGTTTAGTAAGTCATATCGGTAAAAAGCAATTTTCTGCAAAGGCTGCTATCCCTTCTGTTAAGGATATTGTAATTCCATGGGATGCTGCTCTTGCGGTGTTCAAGAAAAATACCGTTCCACGTTTTA